TGCAGCTAAGTATAAAGCTGAAGCTGACGCAGCAAAACAAGTACGACAGTTAGCAATGGATGGGCTGACTGCTGAGCAAAAAACTACCATAAGAAAGACGTATCGTACCTTGAATAGGGTTACGAATAGTATACTTGAGTGCCAAGATGTATGGCTGTCAGACATTAGTGAGCTCAATGCCTCTATGTGGGCTATGAGAAATCAATTTAATCTGGGACAAGGTGATGAAGATGAGTGAAGCTGAACCAAATGGTGTCATAATGGTGACGCAAACCATGCTAGACAAGAGCATTATAGATGCCAATAAGACGGTGCAAGAGTACACTAAGTGGCACTGGGACTTGGACTATGCTGGCCTAGATGCAGGTGAACACTTCACTGTGCCTATGCTATTAGTACAGGACAGCATTGAGTATGTTCTCAATGTAAAGTTCTATAAGTCTAAGGGTCGGGGTGATAAACGTATATCAATAGAGAAGCTGCGTAACTTTGCACAAGCAGGAGATCTAGTTACTCTATGGATTGACAAGAGCAAGGATGAAAGTGTTGCATATATTAGCATCGAACATGATCCTTTCGGATGATCCCTGTGATGATTGGAGTGGTATGCCTGTAAAGCTACCACCTCAACCACCTAAGAAGTAGTTATATAATACCTTTCCTAGTTCCCTATACTAGTAACGGTTAAATGTGTAACAAAAACAATGAGGTAACAATATGATAATGACATCAGCAGTTATGTGCCTAGCTCTTAACGTATACTATGAGGCACGAAATCAAGATGACATCAAGGCACAGGCAGCAGTGGCACAGGTGGTGATGAACCGTGTGAATAACAAGCACTACCCTGATACTGTCTGTGCTGTAGTCAAACAGAAGAAGAATAACATATGCCAATTCAGTTGGTACTGTGATGGTAAGTCAGATGTGCCACAGAATGCTAAAGCTTTCCTGATTGCACAGATCATAGCTTACAACGTACTGGGTGGACACTACATAGGACTAGTGGAGAATGCTACACACTACCATGCTACCTATGTCCACCCATACTGGGCTGACAGCTTAGAAGAAACTGTGACAATTGGGTCACACATATTTTATAAATAAATTAAACACTAGTAACCTAAACAGTAGTGGTATATAACTACATAACTGAATGACAGTTGCCGTAATCAAATCACAAGGAGATTATACATGGCTTTTGATATCCCAATGGACTTAGACTTTGACGTAGCTTTTGAGAATACTAAAGTGTCCGACAAGAAGTATGTTATCAATGCAACGTCAGGGGAATACCTTGGCATTGTAGGTGATGGCTTCACCTGTGCTTCACATGGTGACTTCTATCGTGGTGTCGTAGATACCGTAGAGCAAGCAGGTTTCGAGGGTGCCCAAGTTAAGTGGCGTACTGCCCGTAATGGTGCATGGTCTATGATGGACATGACCCTGCCTAACATGACGGTGGACATCAGCAACGACAAGCACACTACAGAGATTGGCAATCGTATCATTGCCCTGCACGGTATTGATGGATCATGTAGCAACCAAGTGTTCTTCGGTGCTATAGATTTCTTCTGCACTAATGGCATGATCCGTGGAGATCACGAGAAGATACGCCGTAAGAACACATCTAACTTCTCACTTGATGGCTTCATCAAGGAGTTGACCAAGGCACGTAGGGATTTCTATGAGCAAGCACAGGAGATGCAGGTATGGGCACACACATCGACACGTTACGTTGATGTAGCCAGCCTATTGGATAGCATCATTGGATCTAAACGTAAGGCAGAGAAGATGTATGGTTTGTATATGCAAGAGGCATCTACTCGTGGTCACAATAAGTTTGCATTGTATAGTGCCTTCACTAACTATGCCAGCTATGCTGATGAACGTAATGGATTCAACCTGCGTAACACTGGCAATGACACACAAGCTATCTCTATGTGGGGTCGTGAGCAAGAGGTATCACAGTGGGTATCACACAAAAGCTTTGCCCAACTAGAGGCAGCATGATGGCAGCTTTGCCACGATACGTTCAACAACGGGTGTCACCTTCGGGTGGCATCACTTACAGGTTTAACCCACCACAAAGTTTAGTTGATGCTGGTGTTGTTTCACGGGAAACTATTGGTACTAACCTCAAAGAAGTTAACCGTGTGGCAAAGTTAAATAACAAATTGATAGACGATTGGCGTGACGATATGTCACAGATACTGAGGATCAAGGACAGCAGCACAGTCAAAGACTTGTGTGACTACTACTATATGTCTAATGATTTCAGTATGTTACGTGACTCTACTAAGGTAGATTACAAATACTTTCTTGGTATCCTATGTGATGAGCTTGGTAAGAGGAAGTATCAAAATGTGAGTAGCAAGGTAGCCAAGGCTGCGTATGAACAGTGGGTCAAGAGAGGTGTCAGCTTCGCCAATCACATCTGTACTGTGTCATCTAGGGTGTACAACTATGCTATTCAAATGGAACACGCCACAACTAACCCATTCAGTAACATCAAACGTAAGGCAGCAGCCCAACGTAAGGTAGTGTGGGAGAGAGATCATGTAATTAAATTCCTTGACACTGCCTACAAATCTTTTGAGCACAGGAACATGGGGCTGATAGTACAGATGGCATACGAATGGTGTCAACGAATGGGCGACATGAGGAACTTGACATGGAATAGTTTAGACCTAAACAATCAACAGCTATCCCTTGAGCAATCTAAACGTAGAGCCAACGTGTTCTTACCTATATCAGATGAGCTAACTGCTATGCTGGTACAGCAGAAGAAAGACTATGGCTTCCAACCCTACGTAGCACCTCATCCAAGGGCCATAGCAGGGTCAATGAGTCCATATGCTATGGAGAGACTATCTAAAGTTGGACGGTCTGTGATGCGGCTTGCAGGGCTACCAGAGGAGCTAAGGTTAATGGACTTACGTAGAACAGGAGTGACTGAGATGGTAGATGCAGGTGTATCAATCGGACAAGTGATGTCTGTAACAGGGCACACTCATGTGTCTTCCGTTAAGCCTTACATGAAGCATACCTTCACCTCTGCAAATAGTGCATTGACAAAAAGAAACTCATGTGTACAATCGAACACCGTGAGTGACACAGAAAGTATTACATATGAATATAAATAATATTATAAGTGATCTTAACATTAGTAATGGTGATAGTAGACGTATGAACTGCCCATCTTGTGGTGGTATCAAGACGTTCACTGTTACCAATAACATGGGGTCACTCGTATGGAACTGCTACAAGGCAAGCTGTAGGATCAGTGGTGGCAAACGTGTTCACCTTACATCAGATGACATACGTAAATCATTAGGGTTCTTTATGGAAGAAACTGTAGCTGTACCATTCGCCAAGCCTGAGTGGTTGGTCAAGGATGACAGAGCCATCTCATCGTTCACTAACAAGTGGGGCTTGGATGCCAATGCACTAGGCTTACTGCATGACGTTAAGGAAAACAGGGTAGTGTTTCCTGTCATGTCAAGTAATGTGATGGTAGATGCATCAGGTAGATCACTTGGTGCTATGTTACCTAAGTGGAAACGGTATGGAAAAAGTGTATTGCCATACTCGTTTGGTCGTGGTAGTGTCGCAGTTGTTGTTGAGGACTGTGTGAGTGCCGCTATTGTCGGTGCCACCAGTGTAACGGGATGCTTTGGGAGTGTGGTGTATACGGGAGTCGCCGTGTTGGGTACATCACTATCTGAAGGACACAAGAGCTTTCTCACACAGTTCTCTACGGCAATCATTGCATTAGATCCTGATGCATTGCCAAAGACATTGAGCTTTGCAAAAGAATTACGTGGTTATGTCAATGATGTCAAGGTCTTACGACTGACAGATGATTTGAAGTACCGCAACGAAGAAGACATCCGCAACCTTAGCCAGATGGCAGGAGTATAACACATGGAACTATCCCTTATCCGTAGTCTAATGGACAAACCATTCTACGATGAACACCGTGGGGCACGATGCCCTGACAGACTATTCAGTAAAGATGTACGTAAGATCAAGCAAGCTATCGACAGTGCGATGGACAAGTACACCCGTAGTGTGACACCAGATGAGATCGAAGCACTGTTCGTGTCGAACAATCCTACTATGACTACAGCACAGAAGGGTGCCTACTCGTCTTTGTTTAGGCAGATCAAGAACGAACAGACTATGGGTAGTGACATAGCACAAGAAGTACTGTCTAAGCTATTCCAACAGGTGATAGGCGAAGACATTGCTAACCTTGGCTTTGACTATGTGAACGGTGACAAGAATACACTCGAACCACTACGTACTTTACTTGAGCAATACAGTGACGACTTCACCCCCAACCTACGTATTGAGTGGGATGACATTGAGATTGACACACTACTACAGATGAATGATCTTGAGGCACGTTGGACATTCAACATACCAAGCCTTGTACGTAAGGTAGAGGGTGTCAATGCTGGTCACTTGATTGAGGTAGGTGCTAGACCTAACACTGGTAAGACATCCTTCCATGCCAGCTTGATTGCTGGGCCACAAGGATTTGCAGCACAGGGTGCTAAGTGTATCATCCTATGTAACGAAGAAGGATCACACCGTGTTGGTGCTAGATACCTTACTGCTGCTACTGGTATGACACTGAAGGAAGTCAAGGCTAACCCTGTCAAGGCTCGTGACTTGTATGCTAATGTCAAGAAGAACATTCACATCAAGGATGCCACAGGTCGTGACATGTCTTGGGTTGAGAGTGTGTGCAAGTCAGTCAAGCCTGACATTGTTATCCTAGACATGGGTGACAAGTTCAGCAAGGCTGGTGGTTACTCTCGTCCTGATGAAGCACTCAAGGCTAACGCCATCTATGCCAGACAGATAGCCAAGCAACACAACTGTGCCATCTTCTACATGTCACAGCTAAGTGCAGAGGCAGAGGGTAAGGTCATACTCAACCAAGCCATGATGGAAGGTAGCCGTACTGGTAAGGCAGCAGAGGCCGACTTGATGGTGCTCATTGCTAAGAACCCAACAGTACAAGGACAAGATGAGGACAGCCCAGAACGTCACTTGAACATAGTCAAGAACAAACTTAGTGGGTGGCATGGCGTTGTGTCATGTGAACTGGACTACAAGACAGCGAGGTACACAGTATGATATCAGCTACACTAATTGATTACATGGGTAGTGACCTATCCGTAGTGAATGCAGCACGGGTTAGCTTTGGAAAGGTGAGTGATTGGAATGAACCATCAATGGGAAAAGCTTCTGGACTATCTGATAGAGATGCTAAGCTGGTTAGGTATCTTGCTATACATAAGCACTTCTCTCCTTTTGGTCATGCTTTTTGTACTTGGCATGTCAAAGCTCCTGTTTTCGTGGCCCGTCAGTTAGTCAAGCATAAGTTCCTACGTTGGAATGAGATCTCTAGGCGTTACGTTGATGATGAGCCTGAGTTCTACACACCTGATGTATGGCGTGGTAGGGCTGAAGATAAGAAGCAAGGTAGTGCAGGTGAAGTTAAGCTACCTTACCTTGTGCCACATGAGTTCTACAGGTCAGCCTTATACGAATACCAAACATTACTTGAGGCTGGTGTAGCACCAGAGCAAGCACGTATGGTACTGCCACAGTCTACCATGACTGAGTGGTACTGGTCAGGTAGTCTTGATGCCTTTGCTGACATGTGCCGACTACGTATAACACCAGACACACAGTATGAAACACGACAGGTAGCATTGATGATAGACAAAAAGATGCTAGAGCTTTTCCCAGTATCGTGGTTAGCTTTAGAGGGAGCTGGGTAGTAACACTATAGTATTATTAAACAACCTAAAATGGGTGTTAGTAATACCATGATATTATTTATGTGGAGATCAATGATGACTAAACGAATACCAATGAAGGGTGGCGATGAGTACGATGGACTGACTAAAGCACGTAAGTTTTTAATGTGGAAGAGTGGTCAGTTGAAAAAGATCAAACGTGCATACAACAAACGGTTTCGTAAACATATCAAGGAGGTTAAAGATGACTAGAGATATTAAGATAGAAACTATAACAGACCATGAGGATGGGTCAGCTACACTAACGCTTGACTTGGATACGGAAACGTACCATAAGATCTTTGAGTATGGTTTCGTACAGCTTATCATGAAGGGTATTGAATCAGAGGAGATGAGGGATGACTAAGTATGTAGTTATGTTTCAAGTTGAACTTGGCGAGTGGATGTATGCCTCAGCAGAGAATCCATTTACATACGACAGTACTCCAATAGTATTCCTTGACAAGGCTAAGGCTGAGCAACACGCAAAGACATGGAACACTGGTGTAGTTGTAGAGTACAAGGGTAAGTGATGAAGGAGAGTAAGATGAAGACTATTGATACGCTAGTAGAAGACATCGAAGAAGTAGTTAAAGGTAATGGTGGGTGGGATCATATGATTACCCACTACCTATCAGAGACTATCGCTGACCTAGCTAAGTCACGTTTCATAAAGCCTCAGGAGCCACGAGGATACCTCTCACTGTCCTCTATTGGCACACCCTGCAAGCGTAAGCTATGGTACAAGGTGAACGAGCCTATGACTGCTGAACCCCTACCAGCTAGCGCTCTCCTGAAGTTCTTCTTTGGTGACATCATCGAGGCATTGGTCTTGTCGTTAGCTATGGCAGCAGGACATCGTGTCACAGGTATGCAGTCCAGGTTAGATGTTAACGGTATCAAGGGTAGTAGAGATGCAGTCATTGATGGTGTTACCATTGACGTTAAGTCAGCCTCTACCTTTTCCTTTAAGAAGTTTAAGGATGGTA